TCTTAATACTATTATTAAGTCATAGATTGCCCATTTAATTGAGTTAATCTGCCCTTTTATAGCATAATTTCTCGTAGTTTTAGTAATCTTTTCTAATACAATAGTTACGCCAGTAAGATATATAAGTGCAAAATTCCTTTTAGCAGCTTTAATTTGTTTATTAGTTCTCATAATTTTGATAATTAGTTTTGTAGTGAGGGAGGGAATCGAACCCTCCTTATTTCCTATCTCACTCCAGCTTTTTACGACATTAGCTTAGCCGTTGACTTATCGTATCACGCTGCAATACGAGTATAGTCTGTTACATAAAAGTTGCCAGTTATGGCGTTATTGACCTATTCTATTTTCACTATTGCTGTCAAAACCATGATGCCCCTAGATTAAGGTTTCCTTTTTATAGGACTTACAACCTAATGGCTAGGAAACCTACTAATCTCCTTGTTTTATTTATGCAACTTAGTTGCCGACAACTATATTATTTCAATAGCCATGGAAGTTACCCCATACAGAAGTTGCCACTGGTTCGAGTCGAACGAACTTAGTGGAGCATGAGGGAGTCGAACCCTCGTCCAAACAATGATCTAATAGACCTAACAGTCAATTTTTTAATTTCTTTAAAAAGAACTACTCCTACTTATTCGTATTTCTTATTCAGTAGGCAACCCATATCCTTCACCTGACCTAAGTATAAATACTTGGTTGACCGTTGTATAGTCCATTGTACTCTTGCTTATTTCTAAGCTTCCATTAGGGTTCTGGTTGGTTAGTAGTTCTTAGGGTTGACTTCACCATATTAACTTGTTTAGGGTTAATAATACAAATCTCTACCATATACCTCTGGCGAAGGAGTAATGATAGTCTTTTTATTTTGTGTCACTTTAGAGGATTTCTCTCTAAATTGGCAATCAGTGCAATATTGTTTGTTGCAGTTGAACGGGCAATCATTCTTAAGCATGTTACTTTCAGTTGCCCTTAATACATGATTACTAATTAATTTACTCATAGCTTATACCTTTGAATGTCTTACGGTCATAAGGTTGTAACTTGGCACGACGAGATGTCTTTGTCTTCTTAGCACTGGCTTTAGCCATACTATACACACTATCTTTGAATGTCTTTCCCATATTACTTTAGAATTAAAGCAGATGTTGCTAATTTAGGAATATAGGAACCTCCTATCTTTTTAAGATAACGATAGTCTGTAGCACTCGTAGGACCTTTTGCAAGTACTTCAAGAATAGGTTCTTCAATAGCATGGTCAATAAGATGAGCTTTCCAGAATTCAGCTCTAAAGCCTTCTTCTTCTACTGGGTCTCCACATACTTTACAAATTCCTTTGCAAGCTGTAATGAAGTCACTATCTTTTTTCTGTCGTGCTGTAGTAGGAGATTGATTACTGAAGAACTCATTAGGTACTTCAAGTACATTACCTATACTATCACCAAAGCTATCAGCTAAGATTTGTTTAACTTCCTCAGAAGTCATAGTGGGATCTGTAATCCCGAACATAATTAGTTTCATAAATTATTGATTAATTGTTAATAGAATTTAAGAATTCTTAATTTCTTTATAGGCATGTTGATGCCAACGAACTCCGCAATGTTTGCAGTAAACTCTGTCCTTAAACTTCTTATTGATTTCAGTTTTAGGATCAAACTCACTACTCCATTGATGACCATTGACCATACAGTCAATTTCATTCATAGCTCTAGTATAAGCTAGAGGGCTATTAAAAAGCTTTTCCCGTACTTTTTGTTTAGCCATAGATCGCACTTTATATGCTCTCCATTTGTAATAAAGTTTTTTGATAATACTCATTTCTTTAAATATTTAAAGTTAATAACATTCTGACGACGACCAGGATACTCTGGATTTTATTTAGCTAGTATCAGCACATTTGTTAGAATAAAGGTTGTTTTTAAGAATAATAACAAATTTCTCTACACATTTACACTTTAGACTCTCTCATAGTTTTAACGCATAAGCAGGATTGCTGTCAAACTTTCCTTATTGGCGTACCTGATTTTAACGTCTGCACGATTATAAGTACAAATACGAGTATTTCTATGCGCTTTCTGTCGTATTCAGCTAAGGGCTATAGATATGCACTTACTTACGCCCCACAGGTTTGTCATTTCCTGAGGACGACTATGCCTACTTTCACAAGCAAACACAGTCTGAGTCGTCTTAGTGAATTGAATCAGGCTCTAATTTCCTTGGTATAGTATCAGGTTCAGTTGCCCTTTGTTTATAGATTGCATTAATTTGCGCACCAAATTCTACATTATCGTAATCCTTCCTGTTAGAGAGATACTCTTTAGCGATATCACTGTTTGACATATTTGTACCTCCTTTCATTAGAATAGCGATTAATGCTACATCCGGCATATTCATGAATATTGAATCATATCTTTCATATTCCTTAGTGTCTCGCCGGAATTGAAGTACGTCATCAATTGTTGCTGGTTCGTCTATAACTTCTCCAGCAGAAGTAATTGTTTGTACACTCTCAGTTTCTTCATTACTGAAAATATTGCATAGCTTGTCTGTACTATAGCATGTATAGAATGAGACTAGTGCAGCTATGATTGCAAATACTAGAGCAATAATGCTCAATTTGTTGTTGTTTTTCTCCATTTTTGATAAATGTTTTTAAATGTTAATTACTAATGTTTACTATTTTATTTTATTGTATCTCCTACATAATATATATTATAGTATATATAATCCTTAACTTGTTGTTTATTTACTTTGTTATTTATAGGATTCTTTATATCTAATATACATATATCTTTCTCTTGATATTTGTTTACTATAATATAGTTCTTATACTTAGCTTTTAGCTCTACTATGTTTATAGGTTCATTAGTATTAATTTCTATACTACTACCAAATACATAGACAAGCGCAGATATAATCAATATCAATATAATTGATAATGCTATTTCACTTATATTGTTTACTATATTATAGTGTTTATCTCTTCTAATTGTAACCATTTTGATAATGTTCAAAAGTTAATCTTTAGATAGTACCTTAGTAGGAATAGGAACCTACATAAACAGTAAACTGTTTGTTTTATTACCCCAATCTGTATTACTACAGAATTAAACTATAAGGCAGAGTAAGCAACTTTTGTTATAACATATATAGTCTAAACGCTTTACTATATTATAACAATTTATTGCTAATCATATAGACTAAAGGAGGCCAATCCTAAGTCTATACCCATCTGTTTTCGCTTGGCAAGAGCATCGAAACAGATAACGGAATGTTCTAAGTAGATATACTCTAGAATATATCCCTACATTAATCTCATTTATACTTCGGGCACTAGTATCACTAAGTATATTTCGAGGGCCAATCTTACTTTCGTAAACTCTTTGCGACTGTAGCTAAAGTACTCAAATAAGATTTATTTAATATGCAATTATGTTTTATACATTCTGTTATATGAATTAAAGCTAACATCTGTATAACATAATCACTATATTTCAAATTTACTATTAAAAAACGATATTCTATGGTGTCAAATTCAGTAGCTACTCTTACATTATGACTATCTGGCCAGAACATTTTCTTACCTACATTTTTATAATTAAATATATATTGTAAATATTTAATTGCTTCAGGATTTCTTATTACTAATCTTTTAGTATAATAACTTACTGCATTACCCCAACTATATATATCTTGTGTACGTATTTCCTTCTTGTAATATTTTGTATAATATTCATTATATTCATCATATTTACAATCTATATGCATATGTACACTACTATTTCTAGCAATGGCAGTATTTTCTTTCATATCTTCTAGAAGTATGTATAATCCTTTTAGACCATTAATTCCATTTAGTCTTATACGATTTTCACGAAGGCGATGATCCATATTTCCATCAAATCCTGAGTCATAACTACTACAATTATGCCTAAGTATTAACTTTTTTATTTCTTTTGATGTAGGATTATCTGCATCATGCTCAATTTCAATACCTATATTTAATGAATTGTATAAAATATGAGGTTTATGATTACGTAACGTATCTTGTAGTAGTTCTAGCTTTTTTACTATATACTGTAATTCAGCAAATACTTGGCTAAACATCCCATGCATATTATAAAGAGAGCTAGAAACTCTAATATGATTTATATAATATTCTTTTCCTTCCTTAATACCATATCTGTTACTTATCGTATATGATATTTGTCTATCACCGCAAGTAGATACTTCATCAGTACTTCCTGATTTATAACTAAAGTTAATGTCTAGAAAATAGTTTCCTCCTACTCCTTCTGTACTTATAGGATGAGTAATATCTTTTAAAGCTTCCTCTAGTATATTTGATTTAACTTTTCCTTTTCTAAATGTAAAAAGTTTTTCTTCGAGATTATTATGATTATTTACTAACCATTTTGTAAAGATCTTTAACTCATTAATACATTCAGTATACTCAAGAGTACTTGTTCTTGTCTTTTTTATTCTTTTATATGGCCATATTCTATTAACATATTGCCATAACATTCTCTTGTTTCTTTGCTTCATTTTAAAGGCTTCCCATGCAAGTGGTGATGAAGCGAGTGCTGTAATGCACGATTCTTGCCATTTAGTCATAATCTTTAATGTTTAATAAAAAAGGGATAGATTAGTCTATCCCTTAATAGTTATCAAATTCTTTTTGTCCTACCAGCCTCTTTCGCGTTCACCGCATCTTGTAGAACCGGACATCTTCTCAGGTTTAGCATTGCTTTCAGCTTGCTTATTGCCTGCGTCTTCAACTACTTTCTTGCACAATTCACGTAGTTCTTTGTCGTCTTTATAAGCTTTAGTAGTCTGCAAAGCTATTGCTATTTCTACTTCAGACCCACACAGTTCAATAAGCTTTTTAGCTTTTGAATTAGCTGCTAACTTGATCCCATTCTCTTTAATGTAATTAATTACACTTTTCATAATTTTGATAATTTTAGTTAAGCAATATTGTTGTAAAAAAAGATTTCTGACTAAAATGAAGATTTAGTTTCATAGGTACAAACTGGAAGATTTGATTAACCTATTACTTACACATTCGCCACGTGAAGGCATCTTCATGAATGCGATTAGTATATCTATATTCACATACAAATATACTAACAATACTACGCTTAGTATCTACAAATCCATATTATTCTAACGAAACAAATAATTAAGACACAAATAATAGTTGATATGCTGTATATGAGGACTGAGCTACGCTTAGCTCTATTATAACACACAGTTTTGCATTTATCAGATAGAAATAGAACAGGGTGTGTTATTGCATGATTTTTAAGTCTGCACTAATACTACTATAACCGACTCCTTGTACTAATAAAAATTAGTCCGTCTCCTTGTTTATAGATAGATATAAGCCCCACATGCTTGTCAAGGATTCTCACCTTAAGGAAATAGAGTAAGCGCATTAATATAGTTATTATCGCGATATTTAACTATAAACTATGCTAAGAGCTGTCCGATATAAGACCTCTTTTCTCTTACTCTATTAAATATTTTAGTTCTACAGACTATTATTTCTCCGGTCTGTTAGCGGATAGTAACATTGGTTACTCTACTCTATAAAAGTTAATATTGCAATGGTTGAGCTCCTTGCGGTGTTTGTGTGAAAATTGGTTGCTCTTGAGATGTAGGAGCTGGAGCTGGTTGTACTACTTGACCTCCAATTATTTCAGGAGCTGGAGTAGTTGGTATAAGCTGAGGAACTTTATCTTCTTCAGCTGGTACACAATATGCACTAAATGCTCTTTGTCCTACTTCTTCGGGAGAACCTCCACGTATCCATTGCTTTTCTCCGAATTCGTCAATATAATATTGACAGAATATACGTAGTGTGGTGTAAAGAATAGGTTTTCCACCTTTCGATACAAGCGAACCAGCTTTGATTGCTTCTCTTGCTGGTCGAGTTGCTGTTGCAGGTTGAGCTGGATGGTCTGACAGATGTTGCTTGTAGAACTTCTGCGGTGGATACCAGTCAATCCAACATCCTGTTACGTATTGTAATTCTTCAGGAATTGGTTGGTCTGTTTGTGCTGCTCCTCCATGTTGAATTGACAACAATGGGGTAAGCATGTTTACAATGGGTTGAATGAAACAAGTAAATGTTTGCATATCTTCCCAAGGACATAAGGTATTTTGAAGTTTGGCTACTAAATACTTAGTGCCTGCGTTCTGCTTACCTTGTTCAACTGTTTTGATTAACGGTTCGATTAATTTATAACGTGCCATGACATGATACAATTTACCTATACATTGTGAGGTTTTTTTGGTGATTTGTAAATTATAGCTATATATTACGTGATGAGGTAATACATTGAAAATGGAAAAAGCTGAAAGGTTGTAGAGTTTGGCTACATACTTACATGTTTAGCCTTTCCTGCTTCTCCCAATACTTAGCAGCTGTGCCTGATTTGCTTCCTGTGCGCAGCCTTTGTGTTAATACTGAGTACTGTGTACTATGTATAGCATACGTTTCCAACTTTATGCACCTCACTTTGTGCAACTTTTATGCTATACGCTCCACTTATTGCTGCTTCAATCTTAGGTATTTGACTTTTATTCCAACCAGCAAGACAACACAATCTGTTAGTGGTAAGTTCAATGCAAATAACATCCATATAGTCATCGTGTAACCAGAAATCTCTGTACCATAGAGGTAATACCTCTACCATTGGTTCACGAAACTGTTGTATTTCCTCAATATCTCCTTCAATTATATCAGTGATTACGCATACTCCTTCTGGTACAACAGTTGGGTCTTCTACTATCTTATAATTACTCATAAACCGTATTGTTTAAATAGTTCTACTTTCCTACGCAATTCCATATTAGTACATGTGAACATTGTGTAGCTTGATGTAACAGTCTCATTGTCATAATCCTCAGGATGTGAGATTACTTTGAATGCCTCTTTAAGAGTAATCCAATCATGTGCAAATACCTTCCTATAAGGATAGAAAGACAACATAATAAGCCAATAGCCAATATACAATTTGATTTTGTTAAGCATGATAGATAAGTTTTAATTAATACTCAATAATTGACAGTAGTAGTTGATTTGCATCCTGTTACATTTATAAAGTAAACACACATCAATACCTGGGGACTTCCCGATTGTTGACAGCCGTGGGGGATTTGTTTTGGTGTATATCACGCATTCACACACTCACACCCACATTCAAAATTTTATTTTCTAAAAAAATTTTTATAAAATATGTTAAATATCTGTAATTATTTTAACATTTTACGTTATTATTAATATAACTTAACAATATGAATAGAGAAAAAGTATTTTCTAAGATAGGTTATGCATACCTAGATGAGATGATAGAAAGTCTATCTAAGTACCCTGGTATAAAGATACAGTACCCGATTAGTGATTTTACTGCAGGTAATACACTGTTTAAAACAGTAACTTATGATGTAAATATTGCAGTAGCTACCTACAGTAAATACAGAGAAGAAATAGAACTACTAAACAAAGAAGTAGATAGACTAACTAAAAGTATAGATAGTTTAAACAACAAATTCTGTAATGAGCGATGGTTAACCAAATGCCCTAAAGAAATCATTCTAAAAGAGTACGATAAACTAAACTATCTAGAGGAAGAAAGAGAATTAAAATATAAACAGATATTAAATAGATTATATATCTGTCCATTACCTATATTTACACACAAATAATATGAAATTAATAGAATCCAGTGTACAGATAATTGAGGAGAGAGATCCTTACAAGATGATAGAATTAGCAGGTAGAACGTGTTATAAGTCAGAGGATAAGATAACAGAAGACAGTGCTAAAGAGTTTGTAGATCGTATGATTAAGCTTGGTCATGGAGCTATGCTAGAACATGGTACTGTATATCTGAAAATTATAGGAGTGTTTTTGGATCCTACAGACTGTGACGTGGACTATGGTCATTATGTGGTAAGTCATTATACTAAGAATAAGTATTCCAAAGTAATTATTAAACATGATGAAGATTGGAAATCTGATGTTTATATTACCACTAATCTTAGAGTCCTTGTAGAAAATGGTTGGATGGATGATTTGAAATATATCTGTGAACCTACAGAGCATCATGAGAAACGTATTACAGCTAAATTTATATGTGATAGAGGAGTAAGCCATGAGTTTGTAAGACATAGAGTATTTAGCTTTGCCCAAGAGAGTACAAGATATTGTAACTATAGTAAGGATAAGTTTGGTAATGAGCTTACTTTTATTAAGCCATCTTGGGGTTATTTCAAAAATATAAGTTACGAAGATGCTGGTTATTTCGATGGAGACGTGTTTGAAAGTTCTTTAAAAAAAGCTGAATCTTATTATTTTAAACTAATAGAAAAAGGTTGGAAACCACAACAAGCAAGACAAGTACTCCCTAATGCAACTAAAACAGAACTGGTAATGACAGGCTTTGAGAGCGATTGGGAGCACTTCTTTGAACTCAGATGTAGCGGTGCAGCTCATCCAGATGCTAAGAAATTAGCTGATGAATTACGTGAATTAATGGTTAAATAATGTTAAAATATTGTCATTAAATAGCCATAATTGTTCTTAATAAATGTTAAAAAGTTGATATAAATGGGAACCTAAAGGCATATTTATACGTTACTGTCTATGCAGTCAATGACAGTCTAAGACATACTAAGACAGATTAAGTAGTATTAATAGACCTTACTTTAGATAAAGTATACTTTAGTTAAGTATATACTAATATATAATATTATATAGTTAATTAAGAGTAAATATATGAAATAGGGGTGTGGGGGAAGAACAAAAAAAGGCACTTATGGAAGTGCCGTAATTTTACTTTGGTAGATTCTATTTTGTTTCTACGCTAATTATGTCCGATATATCTTTGTTGAAATGATAAGTGCAATTAGTAATTGCATATCCCCCATAGGAGTTTTTGGCTCTATATCTATGGG